CAGTGCGAGGATGCCTATAGAAAAATCTATCGCAACCCCACAAGATTTTGAGTTTTACCAAGACAACCCGGCGGTATCTAGGCCAGACTCTGGAAAAGAGTGGTTAGAAAGTAACATTCGGTTTACTGAGGAGCGTTACGCGGACACAGAGCCGTCTATGCTTCGTGGGCCGATAACCGCGAATTTAGGTTCGCGCAACACGGATATGTTCTTGTCTACGGATGAGTTAACGCAGTTGCCGGGTGCTATGGGTGAGACCCGTGGGCCGGGGGACCCCAACTTTGACAGGCTGTTGGAGCAGATTAAGACCGAAGGCTTTGATCCGGATCAGGCGGGCAACAAGGTTGTTGTTGGTGTGAACCACAAGGGCGAGGCGTACCTTATGGAGGGTAACACTCGTGCGGCGGTAGCTAAAGAATTAGGAATACCTAACATCAAGACTGAGGTACGGTATTGGAATGGCGGTGAAATGATTGACGGGCCGTACAAACCGGAGGCTGTTGCGGCGAGGGCCGTAGTAAACAAAGCAGAAGGCGGCGTAGTAAGTTTGGCCGACGTTGCGCGGAACATGAACCGCGGCCCACGGGGCGTGGGCAGTTTAGCACCTGTCGCTAGGAATATGTATAGGACTATGGTAAGTTAGTCTTGAAGGAGATAACGCATGGCACGTGAACCAATTGGTGGTATGATGGACAAGAATGTCCCATCTCAGCTTGATCCAGAGGATTTAGCCGCTGAAGTGGAGCTAGAGGTTCCGGGCAGCATGGACAACGTCGTGGCTTTTGAGGGCATGGCGGAGGGCATGGATATTGAGGTGACGCCGGACGAAGACGGCGGTGTTACTATTGATTTTGACCCTGAAGATCAGCGCGGCACGGGCGATGATTTTTATATGAATTTGGCTGAAGAGATGCCGGAGCGGGAGCTTGGGCGCATAGCTAGTGAGCTACTTGCTGAGTTTGATTCTAACAAGGCGGGTAGGCAGGATTGGGAAGATGCTTACGCAAACGGTCTTGATTTGCTTGGATTTAACTACGAGGAAAGAACCCAGCCCTTCCGGGGGGCCTCCGGGGTCACGCATCCTTTGTTGGCTGAAGCGGCTACTCAATTTCAGGCGCAGGCGTTCAATGAGTTGTTGCCAGCAACGGGTCCGGTGCGAACTGCTGTTATGGGGTCGGAAACACGGGAAAAGCAGTCTCAAGCTCAGCGCGTAAAGCAGTTTATGAATTACTACATCACCACGGTGATGGAGGATTACACGCCTGATATGGATCAGATGCTGTTTTATTTGCCATTGGCGGGCAGCACGTTCAAAAAGGTTTACTACGATGAGACGTTAGGGCGGGCAGTAAGTAAGTTTATTCCTGCTGAAAACCTTATTGTGCCTTATGAGACATCTGATTTAGACACTTGCCCAAATATTACGCAAGTTGTTCGTATGTCATTAAATGATTTGCGGAAGAAGCAGGTTGCGGGTTTTTATCTGGACATTCCGGTTATTCCTGCACAGGCAGAGCTAGATAGCGTAGATAGCGAGATTGACCGTATTGATGGTGTTTCCCCGTCTCAAATCGACTATGACTGCACTATTTTGGAATGTCATGTTGATTTGGATATTGAAGGCTACGAAGATTTAGATGAGGACGAGGAGCCCACTGGTATTAAGGTACCATATGTTGTCACCATTAGTCAGGACAACGGCCAGATTTTGTCGATTCGTAGGAATTACCGTGAAGAGGATGAGTTACGGCGCAAGATACAATATTTTGTGCATTTCAAGTTCCTTCCGGGGTTTGGTTTTTATGGATTGGGTCTTATTCACACCATTGGCGGACTGTCACGGACCGCCACGGCGGCACTGAGGCAGTTGATTGACGCTGGTACTTTGTCCAACCTCCCTGCGGGTTTCAAAGCCCGTGGACTTCGTATCAGAGATGACGATGATCCGCTTCAGCCCGGAGAGTTCAGAGATGTGGACGCACCCGGAGGGGCTATCCGTGACAGCCTGATGCCGCTGCCCTTCAAAGGCCCCGACCAAACCTTGTTTGCTTTGTTAGGTTTTGTGGTCGATGCAGGTCAGAGGTTTGCTACGATTACTGACATGAAGGTCGGTGACGGCAACCAGCAGGCTGCTGTGGGTACGACTATTGCTTTGTTGGAGCAGGGCTCCCGTGTGATGAGTGCGGTGCATAAGCGGTTGCACTATGGCATGAGGCAGGAGTTTAAAATCCTTGCCCGTGTGATGGGTGAGAGCTTGCCGCAGGAGTATCCGTATTCTGTAGAGGGTGCGGACTCGACGGTCATGCGGACAGATTTTGATGACCGGGTGGACGTTCTACCGATTTCTGATCCTAATGTATTTAGTCAGGCGCAGAGAATTGCTTTGGCTCAGACTAAGTTGCAGCTAGCTGGTGCGGCTCCTGAAATGCACAATATGTATGAAGTGTATCGGGATATGTACGATGCGCTAGGTGTTCGTGACACAGACCGCATTATGAAGCGTATTCCTGATGAAGAGCCGACACCTAAAGACCCTGCACAGGAAAACATCGACGCGATGGACATGATCCAGTTGAAGGCGTTTGAGGGTCAGGAGCATGAGGCGCACATTATGGCGCATATGGTCTTTGGCTCGACGCCGATGGTTGGTGGTATGCCTGCCATTGCTATGGCTTTGCAGAAGCATATCATGGAGCACGTTCGGATTGCTGCTCGTGAAAAGGCGGCGGTAGCGTTTATTCAGAGCCGTCAGGCCGCGGGCGGCGAAGCGGCTACTGAGGAAGAGATGCTTCAAATTGAGGGCATGACTGCACAGTTCATTGCAGAGGGTATGCAGATGGTCAAGCAGATGTCTCAGCAGGTTTCTGGTCAAGGCCCTGATCCGTTGGTTCAGCTTAAAGAGCAGGAGCTTCAGATCAAGGCGCAGTCCGAACAGGCGGATTCACAGGAGGCGCAAGCCAAACTTAATCTTGAAGCAGCCGGTCAGCGGATGCGGGCAGACCAGTTCCAGCAGAGGTTGGCTAGCCAAGAGCGGCAGACTCAGCAACGGATTGATGCTGCGATGCAGCGTGAGTTCATTAAACAACGAGGAGACTAAAATGAGCGCAGTAAAAATTGTAACAAATAAGCCGGGTGCGGCACCCAAGGCAGTAGAGTATGCCGAAATCAAGGGTCAGGGTCGCATTCCGTATGGCAAGACAGCCGACGTAAAGGTTCCAATGAGCATGGGTCGTGCAACGGCTCGTGGCATGGGTGCTGCTGTAAAAGGTGGCGGCTACAATAGTTGCAGCTAATGCCGTTAGCTGGCGGGTCTAGCCCGAAAACTATTAGTAAGAACATCAGTAAATTGATGGGCGAGGGCTACAAGCAAAAACAGGCTGTAGCCATTGCTTTATCTAATGCTGGGAAGAACAAACCAAAGAAAATGAAAAAAGGCGGGGTAGTACGCGGGGTGTAGATAGAAAAAACTTGGGGGCTTAAATGTTAGCAGAAGTGGCTGCCGCAAACGCGGCATTTGCCGTTATAAAGCAATGCGTCCAGAACGGTAGGGAGCTAACTGCTGCTGGCGAAGCGATAGCAAAGTTTGTAACAGCGAAAGAGGAATTACAACGCAAAGGCAGTAAGAAGAAGGCTAGAGGCGTAAATACTCCTGATCTTGAAGAGTTTATGGCTCTGGAAAAGATACGGGAGCAAGAAGAGCAGTTAAAGCAGTTTATGATTTATGCTGGTCGTCCGGGGCTTTGGAGCGACTGGCAAAAATTTCAGGCGGAAGCCCGTAAATCTAGGCGGGTACAGGAGGAGCTAGCTAGGCGCAAGCGTGAAGAGTTCATGGAGACAGTGGGCTACATTGTAATAGCTTTGATCCTTGTAATTGGTTTGATGGCGTTAGTTGCTTGGGCGTTATGGATGAGAGGTAAAATATGACACCAGAAAAATTAGATGCGTGGCGTATAGTCCCCCGCCTGCTCATCTTGAGCTACATGGTGGTGTTTTACCAGACTTGCCAATGGTTTATGGCCTTGCCGCAGCCGAATAATGCACAGGCCGGTTTTGTTTCTGTAATCGTGGGTGCCGGTGCGGCTTGGTTCGGTTTGTATGTCAACAGCAAGAGTGCGGGGTCAAAGGAGACCAAGTCGGGTGAATGATGCACGTATTTTTGCTTCTGGTTTACTTAGGTACAGGGGATAGCAGGCAATTAGTTAGCGGCGATATGTACTTCAGAAGTATTGACGACTGTAACTATTTTGCGGCGCAAGTAGCTAAGCGTTATGGTAATTATAAACATTACAGTTACTTAGACCCTAAAGATAGAGTAACATCTTATTGTGTACCTAAATATGTATCGGAAGATACGGTGAGAGTGTATTGATAGACGTAGAGAACATAACCAAAGGTATCGGCGTTATTACCGCCACACTTGCCCTGATAGGCGGTGGATACACTTTGTATGATAGAATTGGGTTTGACGACCCCATCTTGACATGGGCTCCCGAACATTTTGAGATTTCTGATGGACCGCGCAATGGCGAGTTTAAAGTCGCTGTTGCGCGGGAAAAGCACCGTGATGACTGCACTGTGACGGATTTTATTTTGGACGTTCGCGACAGTGAGCTTTTTGTTCACAAGGCTACGCCGTCTATTACTAAGTTTATGGGGCCTGCCACGGATAGGGTAGACACCTTCGCGTATTCTATAACTTTGGACAATCCGGATAAGGTAGCATTAGGTGAAGCCACACTAATTGCCTATATCCATTACGATTGTCCAGAGGGTCAGGTCGTGGTGAATTACCCCGACCATCCGAATGTGCGGTTTACGATTACCGATGGATGAGGTAGTAGCAGATTTGAAACGCCGCATAGCGGATATGAAGAGGAGACTTGAAAATGATGAGTTTGCTTGGGAGTTTACTGGGCTTTGGGACAAGCTTTCTTCCGGAAGTCCTGAATTTCTTCAAGGCCGGTCAGGAGCACAAACAGAAACTCGAAACCATGAAGATGGAAGCCGAATTGATGGAGAAACGCTCCGCGCTGAAATTGCAAGAATTAGACAAGCAGGCGGATATAGCCGAAACGAAGGGCATATATGAGCATGATCGAAGCATTGACGCTGGCGGATTTGTCAACGCTCTTCGCGGTAGTGTTAGGCCTGTTATTACTTATGCCTTCTTCTTAATGTTCGCTGCGACAGAAGTCGTGATTATTGTAAAAGTAATGGAGACCGGCGGTGATTGGAAGGATGCGGTAACGCTGATGTGGACTCCAGAGACTCAAGGCTTGTTTGCCGCCATTATGTCATTTTGGTTTGGTAACCGCGCTGTGAGCAAATATATGAAAGGTCGTTAATGGACGCCAATTTCTTCAAAAGCCTTGATATGGTGCTAAAGCACGAAGGCGGTTTTGTTGACCACCCGGAAGATCCCGGCGGTGCAACTAACAAGGGGATTACGCACAAAACTTACTCAGACTTTTTGGGTAGGCCTTTAGAAGATGTTCAGGAATTAAAGAACATCCCCGAAGAGCACGTGCAGTTAATTTATAAACAGGGATACTGGGACAAAGTTAAGGGTGACGAACTGCCCAACGGCGTTGATTTTTGCATATTTGACTGGGCCGTGAACAGCGGGCCGTCGAGAGCGGCCAAAGCTTTACAGAAGGCTGTTATGGCTGCACAGGACGGTGCCATTGGCCCGAAGACGCTGGAAGCCGTAAAGGAGTATTCTGCCGAAGACATCATTGAGGCTGTGACTAAGGAGCGCGAGGCGTTCTACCGCAGTCTGCGGACGTTCAACACGTTTGGAAAAGGTTGGCTTCGCCGCAATAAAGAAACACGTGACTTTGCCTTAGATATGGTATAATAATATATCAGATTTAACGCGGAGATATCAGATTGGATGAAATATATTTTGCTGAAGCTGTTTTTAGGGTAATTAAAGAGCGGCGGAAAGCGGTTCAAGACTTGTTGATTTATGACAATGTTAAGAACATGGAGCAGTATCGTGAGCTTATGGGCAATTTAAAATCCCTAGATCACGTGGAACAGGAACTCAAGGGCCTGCTAGAAAAACAGGAGCAAAGCAATGACTGAAGCGCAAAAACTTGATATTGAAGGTGCATCTAAAGGTGTCGCAAACCTCGCGGAAGCTTATGTTGATGTAACCGATAAAGCCTTAGACCCCGAAAAAATTGGGGGCTCTCTCCTAGAAAGATTGCCAGACCCTACGGGTTGGCGTTTGCTTATTTTGCCCTATCGCGGCAAAGGCAAGACGGATGGTGGCATTTATCTGCCAAACCAAGTTTTGGATGAGCAGAATGTATCTACACAGGTTGGCTATGTCCTAAAGGTAGGGCCTCTGGCTTACAAGGACGCGGAAAAGTTTCCGTCTGGTCCGTGGTGCGAAAAGGGTAACTGGGTGATGTTTGCTCGTTACGCTGGTTCGCGTTTTAAGATTGATGGCGGTGAAGTTCGCATTTTAAACGATGACGAAATCTTGGCTCGTATTCAAGAACCTGAAGATATTTTGCATTTCTAGGAGATAAAAATGGCAGAAGGCAAAGAACAGATTGAATTGGATCTGGATGATTCTCAGGAAACTGAGGTTGATGTAGATAATGATGAAGCCGAACAGGACGTTCAGCAGGCATCAGAAGATGATAATTTTGATAAGGCGGAGAATGCTACTCAGAAGCGCATTGATCGGCTAACAAAAAAGATGCGTGAGGCGGAGCGTCAACGCGAGGAAGCGTTGAAATACGCACAGGGTGTTCAGGCTGAAGCCCAACAGTTAAAGCAACGTATGGACGCTTTGGACACGAACTATGTAAACGAGTACAGCAGTCGTGTCGAAACCCAAATGGCTACCGCTGAGCAGGAACTTGCTCGGTCGATTGAAATGGGCGATACTAATGGGGTTATTGAGGCTCAGCGTAAAATTACAAGGCTGGCTATCGAAAACGACCGTGCTCAGCAGGCTAAAGTTCAGCAAGAGCGTTATGCTCAGCAGACTAAAGCCCAACAAGAAGCCCGTGTAAATCAGCCGATGCCGCAGCAACAGCCCCGTCGTCCAGACCCTAAAGCGGAGCGTTGGGCGCACCGCAACGAGTGGTTTGGCTCAGATGAGGCTATGACATATGCGGCTTTTGGAATACATAAAAAGCTTGTTGAAGACGAAGGATTTGACCCGCAGTCCGATGAGTACTATACTGAACTCGATAGGCGTATAGCGAACGAGTTTCCGCATAAGCTTAACGGTGGTAGCAAACGGCCCGCTCAGACGGTTGCTTCCGTATCCCGCAGTAGTTCTGGGCGCAGTAGTGGGAAAAAGGTTAGACTCACCCCTAGCCAAGTCGCGATAGCGAAGAAATTGGGTGTGCCGCTTGAAGAATACGCGAAATACGTGAAGGAGTAAGTGAAATGGCTGAAGAACAAAACGAAATGTTTGAAGGTACTGTTAAACGTGCTTCTCGCGCAAACCAATCTAGGGAGAAGACGGCAAGGCGTAAGCCGTGGGCTCCCCCGTCTATGTTAGACGCACCGCCTGCACCGGATGGTTTTAAGCATCGTTGGATCAGGGCTGAGACCCGTGGTTTTGACGATACTAAAAACGTCAGCGCAAAAATGCGCGAAGGTTGGGAACTGGTTCGTAAGGATGAGTACCCTGACTTTGAGGCCCCGGTAGTGGAATCAGGTAAATATGAAGGTGTGTTTGGAGTAGGTGGACTTATTCTCGCACGGATTCCGTTGGAAACTGTGGCAGAACGGACAGAATACTTTTCACAAAGGAACTCTGACCAGATGCAAGCAGTGGATCACGATATGATGCGTGAGAATGCACATTCAACCATGACGATCAGCAAACCTGACCGTCAATCTCGTGTAACCTTTGGCGGCCCACAAAGATAGGGTCGCTCTGATTAGGAGAAACAAAAATGGCAAATCAAGATACTGCCTTTGGTCTTCGTCCTATCGGGCTTAATGGCGCAGGTGCCAACACTACTGGTGTAACTCAATATGAGATTGCAGCAACCAACACTAATGCGATTTATCAGTATTCGCCAGTAATTCCACTGGCTGCTGGTGTTATCGACCTTGTTGGTAATGCAAACGGTGGTACGGTTCCCGCTCTTGGGGTTCTGATGGGCGTAGAATACGTAGATAGCTCTTCAAAGAAGCCTGTCTTCAAAAACTACTGGCCCGGTGCTAACAACGTAAGCGTAGACACAAACTTCCCTGTGAAGGCTTTCGTTGCAGACAATCCAAACCAGTTGTTCATGGTAGCCGCAGATGGTAGCTCAACTGACCGTGCAACTGCACTGTCAAACATCTTTGCTAACGCATCTTTGGCAACCGCAACTTCCGGTTCAACTGCAACCGGTCGTTCCACTGCTGAACTCGACATTTCCACTGTTGCTACTACAGCAACACTGTTCATGCGTGTCGTTGGTCTCACTGGTGACAGTGCTAACCTCGACTACGATGCAGCAGGTGTGAATTACGTAGTTCGGTTTAACTTCCACCACAATGCTCCATGCTCTAGCTCTGACTCTCAGACTACAGCAGCAAGCACTGGCATTTAAGGAGGGACATAGAAAATGGCTATTTCTCGCGCACAACTAGCGAAAGAGCTTGAGCCCGGCCTAAATGCCTTGTTCGGTCTTGAGTATGATCGCTACGAAAATGAACACGCTGAAATCTTCGATGAAGAGTCTTCAGATCGTGCATTTGAAGAAGAGGTGATGCTCGGTGGTTTCTCAACAGCCCCAGTTAAAGGTGAAGGCGCAGCCATCAACTTTGACGACGCTCAAGAGACCTACACAGCACGGTACACACATGAAACAATCGCTCTGGCGTTCTCAATTACTGAGGAAGCCATCGAAGATAACTTGTACGACCGTCTGGCATCACGCTACACCAAGGCTCTGGCCCGTTCAATGGCTCAGACCAAGCAGATCAAAGCTGCTTCCATCCTGAACAATGCGTTCAGCACAGGCAGCCCAATCGGCGACGGTGCGGCACTTTGCTCTTCAGCACACCCTTCACTCTCAGGCAACCAGCGTAACCTGCTGTCAACTGCGGCTGACCTCAACGAGACTTCTCTTGAGCAGATGCTGATTGACATTGCGGGCTTCACTGATGAGCGTGGTCTGAAGGTTGCTGTACGCGGCATGAAGCTGATTATTCCGAAAGAACTGCAATTCATTGCAGAGCGGGTAATCAATTCAAACCTGCGCTCAGCTACTGCTGACAACGATCTGAACGCAATGAAGAGCATGGGTATGCTTCCAGAAGGTGCAGTGGTTAACCACTTCCTGACGGACACCGATGCCTTCTTCATCAAGACAGATGCACCGAACGGCTTCAAGTACTTTAACCGTGCACCAATCAAGACTGCCATGGAAGGCGATTTTGACACCGGCAATATGCGGTTCAAGGCACGTGAGCGTTACAGCTTCGGCGTTTCTGACTGGCGTTGCGTTTTTGGCACCCCCGGTGCCTAACACTGTCTCCCGTAGAGACATAGAGGGCGGCTGTTGCCGCCCTCTTTTTTTTAATGTATAGTGGTTTTGGGCGTAACTTTAGCTTTGTAGACAGGATTCTGCCCGCCTGACATTGCACGGACTACAAAGCAAACCCTTGTGCAAGAGGTGATAAAATGGCTTCTACAACTTTTTCAGGTCCCGTGACCTCCACTGCCGGTTTTATTTCTGGCTCTGACTCTCTCGTTTCCGTAACAGCTAACGCTACTATGACATCTGCCGCAAATGCAGGCCGTACTATGGTTTTGGATATTGCAAGTGGTGCGACTGTCACTCTTCCTGCTGCTAGCGGAACAGGCAACATCTACAAGTTCTTTGTAGCAACCACCGTTACTTCAAACAACTATATCGTTCAGGTTGCTAATTCTAGCGACACAATGTCTGGTATGGCTATTGTAGCTAACGACGGTGGCGACACTGCGTCTATTTTTGAAACTGCGGCTGACACCGACACCATCACTATGAACGGTACAACGAAGGGCGGTATTCTTGGCGCACAGGTAGAAATTCAGGACGTTGCTAGCAACAAGTTTTCTGTTACAGTCCGTACAGCGGCCACTGGCACAGAAGCTACTCCTTTCTCTGCTGCTGTTTAATAGGGGCTTATCATGGGTAAGCTTAACGGTAGCAAAAAGCCTCTTAAAAAGGCCGTAAAGGCCGTGAAAAAGGCTGTAA